CTTCTCCTGCTACAACCTCGTTTCCTGCCTCTCCGCCGCCTAACAGATGCCCTCCGGATGCTCCGAAGATGGTTGCATCGCTAAGGACCATTGCATTATCCATGGCCTTTTTATACCATTCGATGCTGAAATGTGGCACGCTCGGTGGAGTCAGGCCAAATTTGCCGGTGATCGACAGATGAGGCAGTTTCAAATGCGGTAAACTCCACGAAAATTTGAATACGCCCTTAATCTTGTCGATTGCACCCTTGACGATATTAAAAGCCTTCGTGAAGGTTGTTTCAAACGGATTCGTAACAGTCGCTACAGTGCTTTTTACGGTCGATATAGCGTTTTTGATAGGAGACGTGATGAAGTTTTTCACATTCGAAAAGATACGACTCACAACGCTTTCAATACCACCGCCTGTGAAGGCTGATTTAATGCCCGAAACAGCATTTTTAATGATTCCTTTTGCCTTTGAAGGAAGTGACTTGATGCCGTTTATAACACCGTCTAAGACATTCTTACCGAGATTCAGCCAATTAAATGCTGTCCATACCGAAATGATAGCCTCTATGATTTTCGGTATATTCTCGACCAATGTCGGAATAGCCTGAATAATGCCGTTCACAAGCATTACGATCAGATCAACGCCGGCCATAAGGATTTTCGGCGCATTTTCGTTGATGATCTCTGCAATGTTAATAACAATCTGTGGCACATACTCGATAAGAAGCGGCAGGCTGTTAATCAAGCCTTGTGCAAGGTTCTTAATCAAGTCGAGTCCGGCATCTATCACGGTTCCGGCGTTCTCTCGAATGTACTCCGTGAACTGTTCCAGCATCGGCAACACATTCTCTAAGAATGTCGGAATGCCCTCAACGAGGCCATCGCTGAGCTTTTTAAGCAACTCTACAGCTGTATCTTTGCCTGTCTCAACGAAGTCTTTTCCGCCGGACTCCCACAGGTTTGACAGTGTTTCAATACCGAATTCAATGACATCCGGTGCATTTTCGACAATAGCCGAACCGATGGCCTTCATCATCGACTGGCCAGCACTGAAGAATGCCGGAACAACTTCTGTCACAACGCCGGGAAGCTTCTCTGCAATGACAGGGCCAATGTCCTGCGCTGCCTCTCCAATGCCCTTGAAAATCTGAAGAATTCTCGGTAATACATTGCTTGCTGCCACTTCTACACTCTCAATGAACTGAGATGTCAGCTCTGAAAGGTCTTGATTCTGATCGGCGATTCCGGTCACAAGATTTTCCCATGATGCTTTTGCAGAATTAACAGAACCCTCGATGGTGGTTGCTGCCTCTTCCGCCGTCGTTCCGGTAATGCCCATGTTCGTCTGAACTTCGTGAATTGCATCGACAATCTGGTCGAATGTGATGCCGTCTAAGTCTTCGATAGTCTTATTCAGGATGCCGGAATCGTTGATCAGCCTGACCATTTCGGCCTGAGTACCGCCATAACCGAGCTTGAGGTTGTCGAGCATTGTATAGTTCATCTTCGCAAATCCCTGATATGCATTCTGTATATCCTGAATATTTGTGCCCATCTTGTTAGCGTTGTCGCTCATGTCCGTGATGGCTCTGTCGGCTTTTTTTGCTGCTGCTTCAGTATCTCCACCAAGACCCTGAATCAGTGACGCCGAGAAGCTTGTGACAGTTTCCATGTAAGTATTCGCCGCCATTCCTGCTGTCTTGAAAGCTCCTGCAGCCGCTTTCATCACTGCGTTTTGCGCAGACATGAGGCTTTTATATTTATCTTTCGCGTTATCGATCGTACTATCTATGCTCTTTGCGTATTCTTCCAGGCTCTGCCCTCCGGCGCCAAACAGAGTCTGGACACCGCCAGCAAGCTGTTCATAGCTTGAATATGCATCGATTGACTTTTTTGTAATAACAGCAATACCGGCTTGAATTGTTCCATATGCTGCCGCTACTGTCTTTGCAGTCGTGACAGCCGCTTTCCCGAGAGTGGACGCGATGAAACTGCCGGCCGATTTTGCTTTGCTTTTAGAATCGTCCAAGCCTTTGTCATATTCTCCTGTGTCAAGGCTCAGTTTTGCATATAATTCAAGAAGATTCAAATTTCAACCCCGCCCTTCTCATCAGATCAGCGACAATCTCATCGCCGGAACGCGTGTCTTCTTCTTTTTGTTTCCATTCTATAATGTCAGCATATCTTTGTGTAATCGGCTCTTTTCTGAAGGCGTTGAGGCCGCACAGGAGGCTGTCCGTTACATAGATTCTATACGCCTTCGTTTCAATTTCCTTCTGAATACGGGCTACAGTGTATCCGATAAATCCTTTTACGCTTCGGCCTCTGTATTCTCCGACGCAGAGCCAGACGATTCGCTGATATTCTCTGACTCTGCTGATGTAAAAAGCCACTGTAAGTCCTCATCATTCGTAAGTGACACTACGTCTTTTACAAGGCCCATGAAGCCTTTTGACTGCTTGTATTCGTCTACAGTCTGCGTGTTAAGAGCTGCCATGATGACGATCAGGTCTTCCTTATGCTTTTTGATAAGGACCGGAAGGCTTGACTTGATCCGGCGCAAGGCCATCTGGATCGCATTTTCACCTTCCTGTGGCTTTTCCTTTGTAAAAAATTCTCTTGCTGTATCGTCTTCGGCAATGCTCATGATCGGGACAAGGATATCTGCAACGATATCAAGTCCCTGATCCATTGTGATTTCTGAAAGTTTCTTCATATTATCTCATTCCTTCCTTATTTACCGGCGGATACATACACTTCATAAGGCACTTTGTCCGGTTCTTCGATGCTGTAATGGCCTGTGTATGTGAATGCCATCTGTCCTTTTGATTTGTCGCTTGTAGTCAGCTGAAAACCGCCTGTAGAAAGGGCGTTAATCAGATGGATAGCGATAAAACCGCCGTTTGAATCGTCGTTTTTATCGGAATAGTCGCCGACCCACCAGACATCTCCATAGTCCGACAGCTTCACATCATTTCGCGGTATAATCTTTGTCTCGTCTACGCTGTCGATGTCCGCAACAGCCATGAGCTTTTTGACGCTTGCCGCTGTGGCTGTAACGTACGTGCCGGATAGCGTGACTTCGTGGCTGTCCAGGCGCTTCAGTTCCATCGTATTTTTCGGGCAATTGTCGATATCTTCGCCGAAATCCGTAAATGTAAGGGCATCAGCGAAGCTGATACCTCCTGTAGTAGCGCCCAGAATATTTCCCACAGTACCGCTTGCCGGTGTAAATGTGTCAAGCAGAACGCCTGTGTTCATCTGCAATTCTTTAAATGTATTTTCAGGAATTTTTGTGAATTTCATTTTCTATCACCCCTTCAAAAATTCAGCTGTAATGTTAAGTAGACGTCTCTTAATTGATGTATCCCCATCATCTAACAGGGCATTACACCACGGTTCCCCACGCTTGAGCCATACCGCTCCGCCATCGCAGGCTACTACTTTTCCGCCTCGTCCGATAGCTGCTGCAACCTCATCCGATTTCTTGTTCGGAATCAGCTCAGAAGTCGTATAGAACCACAGGGATGCAGTTATAGATTGCTCTGCATCTCCGAAAAAACCATCGTAATAATCGTATGTCATATACGGAAAAACGACATCATCCGGGACAGATGTCGTAGGATATGCCGTTATTCCAAAAGAATTAAAAAACTTATATAATGCTTCGCCTGTTGTCATTGTGTCAGCTCCCACCTCTCCGCCGTTGACTGTGCGATGTCCAGTGTAGATACAGTCGGAGACATCTTATCCGAAGAATCTGACGTAATTCGGAACGTTTTGCCGTCAGAGAGACGACGGATCACATCGTGATAATCCAGATGAACGTTTCTGCTTGTAGTCACTGTGTATACGCTCGTCATGCCGTCATGTTCGGCCTTGCGGGCTTCCATTGTGGTGTTAAGAGTAAGAGCTGCATTGAATTCTGCGCCGTCTGTCCACTCAGAAAGGAAGCCGCCTGCGCCGTCTGGTGTACGTTTCTTTTCGACGAAGCAAAAAGGAATCATCATGTTTTCGATCAAACTCATTAGACCTTCCTCCATTCGTTTAAGCGGCTCGCAAACACATCTTTCCACGTCTGCGGAGAACCATTCTGATTCGTTGCGCGGGTGTATGTGTATCCTCCGAATGACTCGCTAGAGTACGGCCCAACATTGCTTCCGCCATACTTCTCTACATACTGTGCGATATCCTCGCAGAGGTTAAGGAAAGCTTTCGGAGGCTTCAGAGGAACTATAGTCCCAGTGAATGTCTCGTCATCCAGTTTAAATGGCGGATACTGATAAACACCGTCGTTCAGGACAGAGCCTTCGATCAAAAAATACTGACCTTCAATCAGAAAAGGAAGGTCAATGGTGCCGTCCTGAATCGTATAGGTCCCGTCGATATACTCCCCTGTTGGAAAGTAATTCCGGATATGTCTCATTACCTCAGAAATCATCATTAACCCTCCTCTCTCTTAATTCTTAGACTGCCGCTGTGATTGTGCCTACAACAACGCCGGAGATCATCTCTGCAAACAGTGTCAGACCGCTGACAATAACATCTTCACATGTTATCGTCTTGTAGTCAGGATCCTCATGAATACCGATCAGGCCAAGCTCATCAGCTGTAAAGCTGAACGCATTGCCTAAATCAGCACCGTTCACTGGGATATAATAGAGAACAAGGTTGTCCTTCGCTGTTGCGTATACCTTACCCTTCGGAACAGAGCTGTTCATAAATACAGTGCCCATTCCGAGGAAGTTTTCAATATAAGTCATGCCGAACGCTGTCTGTGTAGTGATCGTTGCTGTTGCAAGATAGTCAGCGATATCCAGCGGATTGATGAAGTATACTGCTTCGATAGCATTGTCTTCGAACAGTGTCTGCAGCTGCCCCCACGTCTGTGCAAGTGTCGCCTGAAGGCCTACGCCTGTAGATGTTCCTGTTCCTGTTCCTAAGAATGTAAAGAACTTTGTACGAATGTTGTTCTGGATGTCCTTCATCATTCTGTCGGTTGTCAACGTCACCGCCTGGTCAAAACCAGATCCAATGATAGCCTCCGCTGTTGTAGCCTTTCTCCACTTTTCTAATGTGATTTCCCCGTAATTAACAACTTTCATTTTGTATTTTGAAAGTGGAATCACTTCACCTTCGGCAACAGTTCCGCTCGCAAGCGTACCAGTTGCTTTGTATGTCTTTAAAACGTTTCCGGCCTGTTTAGAGATTTTTCTAGTTACGCCGAGAGCCTCAATGAGCTTCTTAAGATTCTCTGTGAAAAGCTCTGTGAAAGCAATCTCCCTAATCTGAGCATCTGTCAGATCGGTGGTTTTAATTAAATTTGTTTCAGTAGCCATTTTTTAATCTCCTGAATTAACACTATTAGTTGTGTAGAGCTGAGGATTCTCGCGGATACGTTTCATCATTTCTGCTGTTGATTTGACGCCCTTTCTTGCCTCTTCTCTGCTTGTATATGATCCTGTTCCACCGTCATTTGCTGGCGGATTTTTAACATCTGCGCCCGTGGTGTTACTCTTCTCGATGAATCCAGACCAATCTGATTCAATCTTTTTCTTCACGTCTGCAGCGTCTTTGATCTGTCCTTTCTCGTCCAGATCAATTTCTTCAAAATTGGTGACTTTAAGCACATTGTCAATAACCTTGGCACTCACCTTTGACTCTTCAAGAAGCTTCTTGTAAGCCGCTTCTTTAGCCGTTCTGCTGTCCTTAGCAGTCTGATCATCTTTGAATTTTTTGAAAGCGTCGCGCTCGCTTTCGTATTTCTTTTTCCATTCGGAATCATCGCCACCGCCATTTTTCTGAGCATCTTTCAGATCAGC